AGTGCCTTACCAAAGATTCCATCTCCAAAGATAAGTTCATATCTTTGATCTTCAATTTCTTGTAAGAAATAGATCTTTGAATCTTTATTAAGTTGACAGAAATCTGAACAAAGATTGAATGTTGTTACAATTGTGCTGTCTTCGCTTTCTCTAACAGAAACCCTCAGAGTGCTCGTATCTATATTTGCGTTATCTAATATGAACTGTTGATTTGGGATTATTGTGTTAACTAAGAATCTCTGCTCAATATAAACTCCCTCATAAATCTCAACATTATCAAATCTGGCAAGACCATTAACTACAGGACTAAGAACATCATCTGGGCAAGAGAAGATATAATTCTTACCTGCGAACTGAGATTTGGTTGTAGCAACCAAACCCTTTCTAAGAATCATATAGACTGGTCTATCTTCAGTGACAGTTGTGTCTACAATGAATGATACTCTTGCTCTTGAACTGTTTCTGGACCTTGGAACGTAACCTACGTGCTTCGCTAATGAAACAACGTTTTCCCTAAGAGTAGCACTATCAATAAAAACTTCATTGGTTATCATATTAGCATTAAATGCCGATATGTAACTTGTATAAGCAAGAGTATCAATAATTGTTGATAGATTGGATCCTTCAAAATCATAATCAGTAAAGTTTGAGTTTGACCTCAAATACTGCTTAATTGATTCTTTTATCTGATCGAAATCTAAATTAGTGAAATTTACTATTGCCATTTATCTAGTAGGCTGTAATGCAAATGATAGTTGTTGAGTTAAGGCATCAGATCCAATAATAATATATTTTATTGTTACATTGAATTCATTTTGATCCAGATTTGGAATAACAATAACTTCACTTAGTCTTACTCTTGGTTCGTAATTTTCAATTGAAGTCGTAATTTCATCTTTTATTACACTTGCTGTGATGAAATCCATGTTATCAAAGAGTAATTTTGATACTCTAGATCCAAATGCTGGATTAAATGGCCTTTCTTCTGGGGAAGTGAATATAATATTCCGAAGAGAACGGGCAATAGCGGTCTCATTATTCAAGGTAATAAGATCCCTATTCAAAGGATTTACCTTGAATGTAGCACTAATGTCCTTAAAACCCCTACTGATCCGTTCTAACGGCATAGATTACTATAAATCTACTTTATTTATCACCCAAAAATAGGTTCTGTTCCATACTCCCAGTCATCATAGTCATCATCATTCCTGATTTTCTCATGAATTTCCTTTTGAACAGCAAAATCATGCTTCTTTGGAGTCAGATCATCCTCAACAATCTCACGAAGCATCTTTTTTTGAGTCGGTCTTGACCAATAATCAGTAATTAATTCTGTAGTTCCCCACATTTCCTTCATATAATTTGGATCCCTATCAGGATTTGGAAAAATTGCCATCTGTTTTCTCCTAAATTAAGGTTGAACAGAACTTTTTACGGGGTTGCTATCCCGAATTTTTAATCATTTCATAATCATCACCGAGAATTTCCTTGAGCATCGCATCATTCCAGTGCTGATAGTACCCAGATTTTGCTAAAATCTCTCGACTTTGACGTAATTTTTGCTTTGATTGACATAGAAGAAGGTTATATTTGCCGTTACTCGTCTGAATACCATTGATAAAGGTATGATATCTGCCACAATCTTCTAAAAATATGTATTCTTGATAGATTGTATTGTAAATTTCGCACCACATTTGAATGGCATCAGCATCCAAATAGTCCTCAACAACAAAAATGACGACATCACACCCTCTAATAGGCATGATATCGTCAATTGGTGACTCTATAACTTTATAAGATGCAGTCGAAGAGAATGGACAGATCGCAAAATTACCCAACTCGGGTCTAATCTTAGAGATTCTTAGAATCCAATCTTTAATGTGCTCTTCGACCATTTATTGTTCTCGTAAAAGAGAGGTTTACGCTAGAGAGAAACGCGGCTCTCTATCATAAGTATTCAATTGTTCTTATAGTATTTAACCTTTACCTTGTCCACGATATGCCTTACGAGCACGATTCCGAGAGGTCGCAGCATATTTTGTGTTTTTCCCATTACCCTGACGAGTAGATTTGGGTTTGGACTCAATCTGTTGTGCGCCAGATAGATTAGGACGCCTTGCCATCTTCAATTACCTCCAATTCAATTTCAAGTGGGTCGTATTCGCCAGTATTGTAGAACTGAGATGCTATCTCGTCAAGCACCTCAGTTGTATCTTCATAAGATAAGTTTTGATAAATCTTTCTTCCCTTATAAAGAATGTTAATCATATCAGATAATTCGTGTCTTTTCGTGTCCTACTCGGATGCGTGGATCACACCAAATCTCGAATCCTGCTTCAATCGCATCAAGGCAGAATGAAACATCTTCGCCACACATGTCCTGTACCGCTCCAGATTCAAAGACTTGCATCTTTGGAGCAAACCAAGGATACTTCATCTCAGGATGCTCAAATACACCCTTCTTAATCAGTACCCAACCAAAACCAGTATAATCAACAGTAAATGGTTTCCGACGCTTGCTGATACCATCAACCATTTCATGATTCATGACACCACCGTTACCACGGAAATCATCCTCATCCAACCAATGAGCAACTGATGTAGTACGTCCATCTTCAGTGGCATACCAACCAGCAGCAATCTCATGCTCATCACCTTCAGCAGGTAATGCTAGATCACATAGTTGCCAGAACTTTTCAGTATTGAAAACAATGTCACTATCAATCCATAGTTGATAATCATACTCAAGTTTACCATCCCAGGGAATCTGATCTGGTCCTCGGAGAACATTTGCTCCAAGACACTTACAACGAGCAAAGTTTACCATGGATGAGTAATCTTGAGAAATCTGAATACTCATTCCATTTTGTACCATGTCAAAACATAGTTGTACAAATGCTTTCAAAAATGTAAATGAACATCCACGTCCTGGAAGGCAAAATACAATGCTCTTCCCTCGCATCCGTTCTTTAATTGCCTCATAATCCCAATCCTCACCTGTACTACTAGAGGGACTGGGTGTTTTTGCTTTTACAGTAAATCCTTTTGCCATATAAGAATAAAAACCTCAATTCAATTCTATCTTGCTATTTATCCCTTGTCAATAAGAAGACTCAAGACATACTTGTTTGTTAATCACTAATTCCTCAAAACTTAAATCTTTTTGTTGATAATCTGTGTATATCCCTACAAGCTTATTGAGAGCTTCCCAGTTGACCTTAAACTCTTCCTCCGTTAGGGAATGGTAGATACACTTATCCTTTGCGTATATGTGATAAACTTTGTTTTCCCTTTTAGTCATAAAAATTTTTCCCAGATTTTTTTAGAACCTTTTTATTTTGCCACCGCATTATATATGAGAACTATCAGAATCCCCAGAGGCACTCCGAGTATCGTAAAGCATTGCCGTGGATACCTTATTAACCATCCCGCAAAGACTACCTTCCAGAAATTCCAATAAGGTCGGTTCTTTGCTCTCATTGCGGATCTCGGAATATTTCTAAGGGGTCTCATGAATAAAAAAATTTTGCGGGATTTTTTTCTTATGGGGGGGTTTTGAAGGTCTTATAGACCTGGGAAAATTCTTATGAGTCTAATATATCTCTCTCGATTTGTCACCTCTGTAGGTTAGGGATGTTTTGCGTTTTTATAAACAATAAACGAAAAATCGCAATTACTGCTATAACGAATAACGAATAAGATACGAATAATTGTTATTAGTAATACCAACCAAATCCTTATCTATTACAAATAAGAACTGTAAAAGGGGATTGTATAAACAACCCCCCGCAATTCCTAACTCAGAATCATTCCGTCTTCGAATTCTTTCTCCCCTTCTGATGTGCTGATGTACCAAATAAAGTCGCGCTGATAGATACGCTCACCCGCACCATGGGCGCTTAGGATTGCGTTTAATCGACTCTTTGTTGTTGCTGTTTGATACCCAGCGTCGTAAAGTGTGACGAAATCATCACCGATCTCAGCGATTCTGTGACCGTGTAGGTATACAACAGAGACGCCATCATTCTCAACCGATACCTCAGTGTTGGCACACTTCCAAGACTTACACTTAGAAATGGCGGCGTTCATTTGCTTTTCGATGACACGCATGATTCAGAATTGCGATGGGAAAGTGTGAACGAGAGGATCAGATCTTAGCGTATTGATTCTCAATGAACACGAAAAGTTCACCGAAATCAATACCAACACCCGCCCAAGATAAGGGTCCGCCGTACTCATTCAAGAACTCATCTTGGACGTTACATTGGCACGCAAATTCGAGTGCTTGAATGTACGAAAGTGTGGGGTTGCTGTTTGTCATGATCGGAGGAAAACGCATTAACTAAGTTCACGCATAGGGGGGAAAGATCCCCCCTTAACTAATCAGTACTGATCAAGCATTAGATGCAACTCACGCAGTGCAGTTACCCGTTGCGGATTGTCTGCGGGTTGATCAGGATAGATGTCGATGTTGTTAACAGTGCTGGAGAGATCATGATAACGAAGCGAGATCGCATCTTGCAAACAAATCAACTGCATCGGGGTGAGGTTGAGAGTAACTTGCATGATCCTGAGGGGGTAGTGGGAGGCGATCCGCCCCCCGTTGAAACCATAATAGGGCATCAGGGGGGATCTGCCAACCCCCTGGCGGGATTGTGTCGATTCATGAATTTTCGACGGATCCCTCAGGATCGGGCGTCCGCCATGGTATGATAAAGGGAACAAAGCAAAGGAGCGCGGGCGGCGCGGTGACACAAGACAAGACACCCACCCTGCCATAAAATAATTGATTATTACTAATAAAAAAACAGTTTGTATTAATAATAATTTGAAATCCTTATTTGATTCTTTATACTTAGTTAAATGTAAAGAATAAAGCAGGGAGTTTGTATTAGTAACTCCC